TATAGTTGGCACCAAAGTTATCGTTAGAGGCCATCATTTGATTACCGTCAGACATCATTTGATTGCCAAAGGTTCCACTCATGTTAGCAGTATTTCTTTGGAAGTCGTTTGGCTGTGCCATAGTAGGACCAGTGTAAGCTCCTGCGGCTATCTGATTGTCTAGGGCCGCATCTGCACCAGCAAGGTTCTTGTTCACATAGGGTGCATACTGGTTAAAGCCTGCCGCCTGCGCGTCTGTCGCCTTATCAACTGCGGCGGCTTGTTTATTGGAGCCTGCAATACTTGCAACACCGCCTACAACGGCGCTTCCTACTGCTATCCATGCCATGATGGTTTCCTATTCTTTATCTGTGTTCGTAAATGTCATCAGTTTTTCTATTCCAGATAGATCCGGCTCTTCTAAACCCATAGCCTCATAGCTTGGACTTATTACTTCAGCCTCGACCTTTTCTAAATCAGCCTCTTGCGTTTCTTTAGTGAGGTGGACGTTTACAATAGTAATGTCTTCCTCAATGTACGCAGCCCGCTTTACGCCCGCAGGAACCACAAAGCTCATTGGCCCTGTCATGCGCTTAAGATCACCCTCTTCGGTTGTGACCAGCATCGTGCCTTTCATTAAGAAAGCCAGGTGGGGCTTCTTATGTATCTTGCCAACTACGGTCATGCCTGCGGGAATAAATAGCTCTCTGGCGTATGTAGAACACCCGTACACATCATCTGTTGGTGTGAATAAGTGCTTAAGTTCCATCTTGTCGGTATCGTCTGTAGCTTCGCCTTCGCTGATGGCGTGCTTTAAGACATACTCAAGTTCTGATATAGACTGACGCCTCTTAAGGTTGTGCTTCATACCGCCACCCAAGCTGAACCGTTGTAAACTACCAAGCCACTGAAGCCGTTACTTAAAGGGTTCCAAGGGCTAACGGCATATCGAACCATGCCCTTACGCGGGGCTTCTGGTGGGCGGTCAGTAACCTGTAAACTGGAGTCAGAAAGTGACCTCAAGGTTGCCTCAATGAGCCTAAGTTCATCCTGTACATACAGAGGTAAAGCATCGGCGTCTAATCTGGGCAGTGATCGCCTAGCATACTTTTTAACAATTAGGTTAATCTTATCGGATAGAGCCATAGCTACCTCTTTCCTGTTACCACTACATCAATGTCCATTCCTGAGAACTTGAAGTCTTTAAGACTTGAAAAGCTACCGTGAAGTGCAGAAAGCCTATAGGATAAATAACGACCACTTATGCGCGTATCTATCTTGTACTCAGTGCTGACATTAAACTCTACGGTTGTACCGCCTGAGAATATTGCGGCTGATGGAACAATGTCATCTGCATCAAAGGTAAACGAAAACACAGGGTCAGTGTTGGCAGTGGTAAGCTGGGGTACAATCTTATTGATCGTCTTGTAGCCATCTAAAGAAATTCCTAGATCATCAAGGTCTAGCCCACTTCTCTCTAGGTACGGCGGCTTTGATTGGCCAGTATCAAAAGCTGTGCTTATGGAACCAGTGTCTATTAGGTCCACACCAAATAACTTAGAGTTAGCCAATGGCGTGCCTTGCTGGCCAGTGTATGCCTTTGCCAATACTATAGGGTGCTGGGTAAAGGGACTGTCTTGGTCTTTGTAGCTGCCACCCATGCCATCATAGATAGTGTTTGTAGAGTTATACGTGGTTGTAGTGTTTATGTTGGCCTCTGTACCACTCACTACGTTTGGAAGGTCTTGGAATGACCATAGGTCTTCCTTGTAGTTATAAACTGCGGCGCGGTTGCAGTGATCAACTCCTGTGCCTGATATGCCATAGCTGGAAGCTAGATCGTCTTGACTGTTATAACAAAAGTATAACTCTTCTGTTTTACTGTTGTGCATTACAAAGCACACATCTGATTTACTGTTGTCTAGGCCACTAAAAATGTAGTCCCTGACGCGTCCATCACAAATAGATTGGCGGCTGTTGCCATCAGTTACATAGATGTCATCTCTATCGAAAACATAGTGCTGGTTCTCTACCTCTATAATGCAATCCTGAGACATTACTCCGGCGTCATCGAATATCTTACGGAAGTTAAAGATAAACGTACCCCCAACAAATTCAGCCATCCATACCTGATCCTTAGAGTAGATCATAAAGTTAGTGCCGAGAGTTGCCCCATCTACGATTGGTGTCTGCATCTGCACTAGGTCATTAAAGCCTGCACTATTAGTTAGGTCTGTCTCGTCCCATGTTGCTGGTACGGTATTAGCAAGCACAGGGTCGCTAAAGCGTACTCTGTTAGGAAAGCTGTTGCTGCCCTCAGTCATGTTAAGTGCTAATAGAAAGTCCCCGTAGCTGCGGAGTACACCAGCCTTATGGTTAGACGGCCAGTTTGCTAGGGTAGTAAAATTGGTAGCGCTGGGCGTCCTTGCCACAGGCACAGTGTCGCTGCGGTTTACATACACAACATCCGCTAGGGTGGTTGCAGAAACTACTGCCTCATTGTCTGCCGACAGTGAAGAGTTAAACCTCTGAGTACCAGTGCCATTAGCAAACTCATAGAGATCAAACGTATTATCCACGACTAGGATGGTGTCATAAGTGCTAGAGGAAGCCAGCGCATAGCAGAACTTAGGTGTATAGGATATGTTGTCTGAGACTGAGCGAAACACTGGTCCAGCCATCACATTGCCGTCAGAGAACCTTACGTTCTTGGCTCTAGTAAAAGCTGTCATTGGCAGATTAAAGCTGCCTACATCAGTTATAACACCAGAAGAGCCAAGTCCCCGAATTGGTACGTTGGTCATGCGCTATTCCTCTACGTGTATGCGTTCACAATAAGTCTGAAATTTGGTGCTGAACCAGCTGGTCCCGAAGAAACAGATGTCCATGTTGCCCCAGCTAAAGGGCTTATCGACCCAGAAGTATTACTAAGGAAAAACAGCCCTGCCGGTGGGATAGAGATATAGACATTGGTGGCATTAAAACTAATGGAGCAGCCTCTGGCATTAGCCCCAGAGCCATCAAGGTATGAACTAATCTGAAACCTTTCACCAGCTGTCCAACCAAAGGAAGAACTAGCATTTACGTTTTCGCAGAACACCTTAACAAAAGAAGGGAAGGCACCTAGGCCGTGAGCCAGAGTAGCTGTCGTACCACTAGCAGGCCAGAGCGCTGTAGTGCTTGTGTAGCCACGTGCTGTTTTGGCGTTGAGCTGCTCTTGGACACTTGAGGTTACTGGGACACCACCACCTAGGTAGTTCAGCTGGGTGTGCGTAGGGGTGACGGCGGCACTTACGTTGGGAAAGGTGTTCTTAATGGTGCTTTTAAGTAGCCTTAGGTGGTCATCAGCTTGGGCAAGCCCGTCAGTTGCGGCGGGGTTACTTGCATTAAGGTCATCAATATATGTGCCAGATTCTAGTCCCATGCTGGGTTCCTTTTTAGTTTTCTCAGGGAGCAGCCCGCTTTTTAAAGACGGACAACAACAACAACAACGCGGGGCTTTAGCGGTGTTTTAAAATTGGATTATTAAATGCGGGTACGGGGGCCCAAAAAGACGACAAGGGACCCGTGAAACATTGATTGATTAGACATTGATTACTATTGACTAGGGCAACCCATTGTTATCCTTGGATAACTGTTGTTTACGGATATGGTATCCGCGTACTGACCTCGCCGGTGATGAGCCGATATTAGGCATTAGTGATTCTTGTCCGGCTGAAGGCCTGTTTCTTTGAATGACAAATACGGACCTAAGCCCACCATCACTTCAGCCACTCTTGCCATACATCTGAATGACATTGTGGACACTTAGCGTGAGCTGCTCGTGCTATGTCGTGACGTTTGATGCCTATGTCTTTGAGCTGGGCGTCACTGTGTATCCTAAGTGTAGACACAACGTAAGACGCACGACGATGGTACTCTAGAGCAGCTATAGCTAAATACAGGCGCTTGAGTTTACTGACAGTCATACGCAGCATTGCTATTGTTCCTTTTCTATCGTCATCATTACTGAGGTCACACTTTTGTCCTCAACCGTCTGACTGATGGTGACTGAGGGTGACCGGGAGAGATCACGTCTAAGTCTTCACTGTCAGTCAGACGGGAGAACTTGGGTACAGAGACTAAGGCGTCAACACTTAGTATATACCTCTGTAGGGGTCCCTTAGTACCTACCTAGTAAACAAAGGTCTTGGCTTTAACCTAAGATGAGCCTAGGTTAGATTATAAGTCCATCTTAGGGTGGACCGAGGGAGCTGGGAGAGTTGACCGTAGTTTTACTCCGTGTCGCCCCCAGCTCCTGACCTGTATCAAGCAGCCGCTAAGTCTACCACTTCACATGAGTCACCACTACAAGCTAATGTTTGAGCACCAGCCGTTGTGTCACCCTTCTCGTATAGAGCTAGAGCATCCCAATCGATAGTTTGGGGGAAGTCAAACCATGCCTCATCGTATTGCTCTTTGGTTATCTCTTGGTATGGGGCTTGCGCATAGGTATGGTTAGACCTCGGTAAGAATGATACACCACTCATCTCATCGAAGTGAGCGTAGACCCAATCGCCTACTTTGTCCCACTCATCGTCAGAGACTGAGACAGTGATGCTCGGCTTGTGACAGGTGAAATAACGCTGGTATGTAAGCCACATCTCTAGCTGTTCTATCGCTGACATGTCGTCCCGGCATACAGCGCCACTTGGGCTGCGCGTCGGAAAGCTAAAGACAACGGTTGTGTCAGGTTGCATCACACAGGGCTCACGGGGTACGCCTTGGTCTATGAGAAAGTCTGTCATTGGGTCATCGATGTTGGCCCTGACAGTCCTAATGTAGTACGGGCTATGTCGTGCGTGTATGCCACTGGCACTGTCATTGAGTTGGCTGCTTGTGCCCTCAGGTTTGACACAGGTGACGGCAGCTGCACGGTTGATACCAAACTTTTGAGCATAAACAATATTAACTTCGACTGCTTTTGCGCGCAAAGCTTTTAAAGTCTTATCTAAGGCTACGTTTTTAGTATTGAGCAATTTGCAATCCATGATGCCGGTAATGCTAACCCCAAGGAGGGCTTCCTTTTCTGTGTTTTCTTTCCAAATGGGACGGACGTAAGGAAAGTATGTCAGCGTTGCTTGGACGGTGCCAAGGATGCTGGCAATCCTAATCTTGCGCTCTAAGTCTGAGAAACAATCATCTGATCGAGCAACTACTGATGTTAGGTTACAAAGACCTTGCGGGACTAAAACTATTTCAGAACAAGGATTCGTACCGAAATCACCGATTGATCTAATACCCTCGTTCAAAACTTTGCGCTGGGCAGCTGCACGGTTAAAAATGCCGCGTTCACCTGATTCACTAAGTTCCAGTGACTTCCATTCCTTGTCGAAATCTTCACGGCTTGGTGTAGACTCATATGCTACAGAGTTATTAGACAAAGCAAAATGCGGATTAGATTTCCACCACTCACCAGACTTGGCTGCTCTCATATCTGGGTCAGACAGATCACTTAATGATATTTGGGCTGACCTACGTACCCCACCTACGACGATACACTCCGCAACCTTTGTTAGCAATGAGTGTACTTCGATTGGTTTGAGCTTACGTCCACCGGCAGCTTTAAATATAGCCACGGTGTGTTCAAAAAGACTGACCAATGGCTCCGGGCCAGATGCTCGACCACCAAAGGTCATCAACCGCTCCCCAGCTCGGCGTACCCCAGTTACGTCCCACTTAGGTACATTGCCGCTGTACAATTCCTCAATCAGCTGACGATATGCATCAGCCCACCCTTCTTTGCTGTCGCCTACGACAATGGTAATATCAGCGTCTTTAGCTATAGGTACATCTGGCAACTGTTGAGTGTATTTCTTCTCAACGCTGAAGCCAACTCCCGTCCCACACATCAAGATATAGAGCACCTCATCAAACACTCGAATATTGTCAGCTGTGGTGTAACTACAGTTATAACCGGCCAGATTCTGACGAGATAAACCGGGGCCAGCCGCCATCATACATCTCATTGAGGGCATTACTTCAAGGTTAAGTATAGAGTCACGGATTTCATTAGATAACTCTCTGGCCTCATAAAACGGCATGCTTTTCTCAAGAACTGGAGTAACGACGTTTGACATGTAGCGATCCACAGTTTCTTCCCATGTTTCCCGACGCCCGAAATCATCAAGAAATCGGCTGTAGCGGCTTTGGTGAATAAAACTTTGGTAGTCTGTTGGGAGCGAGATTGTGTTAGCAGTCATGTTAGGTCCTCTATTTCTGAAATTAAACGGTCAAGGTAGAAGCGGCACTTCCTCAGATCTTGAAGGCCAGCGTTCTTGTACGGAAAGCGCCACAAGTACTTAAAGGCGTTTTGCCAACAGTATTGAGCGTGGTTAGATATGTTCAGCTCACAGCCCTCAGCCATGGCTTTCATGGCGTCGATGCATTGAATTGAACCCGTGTTGTAATGCGGTGGGTTGTTGACAGGATCATCCACGGAGTATTTCCTCCAAGATCACACGGTTCGGGGGGAACACTCGGTAGAGCTTCCGTCCATTCGCAAGCACACCAAACTGGGTGATTGCTCGGCCAGCCTCAAGCTTACGCAAGACATTGACTACTGTGGTTGGATCGTGGCCGTCCCTGTTTACCAGCTCATATCTAGTGATTATGTGGCGCTCGGCCTTTTCTAGGAGACATTTAATAATGCTGAGGGCTGGCTTGGTCCGGTTTGGGAAGGGTGTACAATTAAGTCTGTCGTTCAAATACCCACGATCTATGAGTAACTCATGTGCCACCATAGCGCGGCCTACTTCGGATTCCTGTTCTGGCGTAAGACCACGACATTTAAATGCGTAAGATACATTCATCGGGTTGGCTCCCATAGTTTGATTTGATTTTTCTCAACATCCCAATCGGAATACCTCAGTATTCGGGCTAGTCTGGCCTGAGTTAGGGCATACTTTTCGTTAAGACTTTGTTTTGCATAGGCATTTACAACGAGATTCCAGGATGGGGTGTGACCAAGTATTCGGGCGGCACTCACCTTGCCGATACCTTTGCACCCTGAGTATCCATCCGTGGGATCACCCGTCAGTACTTGGGTAAGAAAAGACAGATCAGCTTCGGCCTTACTGATCGTAAGTAACTCGCCAGACATAGGC